GTACCGGATATAGAAATACCCGCACCTGATGTAAGTACTACACCATCAACATTTATATTAAAATTATACGGACCACCTGTAACTTCAGCAATACCAGTACCAGTAAATGTAAATGGAGTACCAATACTAGTTTGGGAAATTAAAACATCGTATGGCCCCGGTCCAAAAGTAACATCAATACCAGCACCAGCAGTAAATGTCCATGCTGGTGAATCGACATTATAAGCAGGACCACCAGTAACTGTACTTCCGCCACTACCAGTTAATGTAGTCGATCCACCGGGGGCAACATCACCAATACCGGCTGTAGTCCAAACAAATCTAACTTGTGATCCAGCAGCAAGTGGTACGGCTACAGTGCCATCCTGCCCACGTACTACATCAGCAGCACCAGCAGTTACACTAACAATATTCATTACTTCATAACCAACACCATCAGTTACAGATACTGCGGTATAGTAACCCCCCGCAAGCTGTGTTGAAAGCATAGCAATGACAGATGCAGGTAATGCTATCTGCGATGCCCCAACAGCCGTGTATGCTGTGGTATTAGTTATAAGATTTTGAAGGGCTTTAAAAGTCATGGCTATGCCTACTGAGAATAGGGAGAAAACACAGTATTATTGTCACCAACCAGCATCTCAATTGAGCCGCACGGATTACCCCTAATTACCACATCCCCTACGTAATAACCCGGTGCAGCTTCTTTAAGTAAATCATCAATAAAGAATTGAACATCAATACCCTGTATATGATATGCGGGATATTGTATAAAATACTGTTTATCAGGTATAAGTCCTTTTCGATATACATTCATTACAATGTCATTTACAGTTAAATTAGTACAAAATATACAGTCAACACAACCTAAACAAGCTGCACAACTACAATTACAGCCTGTAAGTTTCATAGAAGCACCGACTATATTAGTATCGGCATTAACATAAGGAATCTTAACTTGTGTTTGTAACATTATCGACCCCCACCCGGCCAATAACCGGCACCACCACCCCATCCACGATTAGCTGGACCAACCCAAGGATTAGTTTTTGCAATAGATGTTGTACCAAAAGCACGGTCTGCTTCAGCACGACACCGAACTTTTTCCTTTCGGAACTTTAACTCGTATCTATCTGCTTCTTTTGGATTATACCAATTCGTATTAGGAAGTGCTATTAAAGTAGAAATAGCACCATATGCTATTCCTTGCACCCACTGTTCATATAAATAGTTATCTAAAACACACGAATCTTGTTTAGGTGCAACAATCGCTTCAACTTCTAATCCTTGCGGATCATCTTTATTCGGTGGACGGCGTAAATGTATCATTGTAGGTGAAGTCATTTGATACAGATATGCACCTATTCCAGCCGGTAATTTAGCTGTAACTGGCGTATAATCCCAACGTTCGTCTACAGTAACTCGTTTTATTCGTATTATATTATAATTACAATCAGTAATAAGCTGATAATCTTGTACACCCTTTTGTAAATCGTATTTATTTATATCGTGTATAATACCTGACCAATTGCATAACTCTATTGCCGCCATACGAATATGATGTAAAATTAACTCCGGTGGCGCACCAATTACATACGGTACTACATATGGCAATGCCGCATCCCAAGAAAGAGTAGCATTTGGATTAATAAAACTCATGGCACTCTCGCTTTAGTCATTTGGTTAGAACCACCTTGACCAGCAAATGTTCCTGAATTATATTTAGTCTCTTGCGAGAACTTCACACCTAACGAATTATAAAACTTTTTATAAAATGCTGTACTTTCAGCTTGGGATGTTGCTGATTCAGTATCAACTTCAAATGCTTTTGCCGCTATAAAGAAACCTAACGCTGTAAGATACACACTGTCTATTACAACAGTAACATTAGGGTCTGTATATGCAACTGGAGCAAGCACCATTGTACCCGTTACTTTTATTGTTGTTGGAAACCCTATTGGTACCATCGGTGTTACATAAAAATTCTTTGGGTCTTTTACATCATAAGCATAAGATAAAATACGAAAACTATTTTGTCCACCACTTGGCAAACACGGCTTTTTAGAAAATGCCCGCATTAACTGTAAATCACACTGAGTAATAGGCTCCCCCGGACTATAATTTGACGTAAGACTCATTGCGTCAATAGATTTTAATAACCTATATCTAGGGTCTAATACTTGTCTATATCTCCCTGTAATTATATTCAAATCTGCCGTTTCTAAAAAGGCATCCGGTCTATAATTATTAATCTCTAATAATCCTTTATTCATATAGTCCATTAGATCATTCTGAGTCCATCTTGTAAAAGCGTTCCCCGCCTCTTGGTCATTAAGAGGCGAGGATGATACAGAAGTAATAATTTGCAGCCCGGTAGACATTATCCTATCCGTTCTTGTGGTAATGGACCTTCGTAATTAACAGCCCTATCACGTTCAAAAGGACTCTTCTTTACTTTCTTTGGCTTGATAATCTTAGTTTCATTACCAGCCGCATCACGCCTAAAAATCTCTACATCTTCACGTTTTGCACCTTCTCTTTCAAATGGATATACGCGACCAGACTCAATATGTCGCATATAAAGACCAACACTTAATACCGTTGGCCCACCAATATCCAAACTATTATCAACTAAATTTTTACGATTAGAAATTACTACTCTTGCAATATTTGGCTGATCCATTGTAAAATCCTCTTGTTTAAAAAGGAGGGAGCCGGGATGCGACCCCCTCCACTACCACCCCACTTACTCAGTTCATCATACCACTTTGGAAATTAAAGTACACTGGTGTAAGTGTGATACTAAAAGCAGACCACACATTTGGCGTTGGAAGCGCCGTAACTACAAGATCAACAATATCCGGTGCTGTAAAAAGATGCTGCATACCAGCAAGAATAGTACCAAAATTGGTAATAGCCGCACCACTATTATAAGGTACAAACCCAGTTGTTGGAGTAACGTGTGGATCAAGAGCAGTAACCAAATCTTGTGCTACTCCACGTATCCGAAGTTTAAATGTACCACCCGTACCTGCAATGATACTATTTACCTTATACCAAAGACCAAAAAACAGAGAGTTTGAAGGAATAACAACAGCTCCAAACGCATCACCATTAACAACCTTAGAAAATAACTTAACGCTTTATCATTAGTAAAATCCAGAGTACGCGACGCACCATATACAACTGGATGTTTACTCGGTGGTGCTAAATTCGACGTATTTGCCGAACTAAAAGGAGCCGCTGGAAAGATAGCCCAATCAGTATTTTGCTGACGAGGACCACCCAAATACAACTCATATACACTAGCCATGTCTATCTCCTATCAGCTAAAGCGGGCATAGAGTGCTGCAACACCTTTCGGGTACAGTACTTTAAAGCCATACACCGCTAAACCTTGATAGTAGCGGTCCCATGAGTCTTTATCTTCAATTACGCGCGTTTGGTCAATCTGTGCAGCAAACGCAGTTGCCATCTTAACACCGGCAATAACTTGATAGCAGTTCGCACTAACAGCCGCATCAAAGAACGGTGGTAAGAAGTTAGAAATATAGATATTAAATCCGGCAACATTGGGCGGCAAACGCCCGTTAATCATCGGAGAAATATCCATACCGGTTAAATACGCAGCGCGTAAGTCACTATTCAAGAGCGTAGTATATGCAATAGCTGGCATCACTACATAGCGGTTCTCTCGCGGCGCACACTGTTCATCTAAAACACCATGCAGGTAAGTAAGCACCTGATTAATGTTAGACGATGTAACAGCTACCGGATTACCTGTAGCTCCAAGATTATACGCATGAGATACATAACCCGCAGACGTACCCGCATTATCTAAGTCTACATCCATATAAACAGATGCAAACAAAGACGTATCAATTGCTTGCGCTAACCGATACGCAGCACGCTTCAGGAAACTCTCACGCCAAGACGGCCAATTACAAATCTGCTTCTCATCAATCTGACTAATGACCATACTAAAGTCCTTAGCCTTATCAATAACAAGCGTAGTCGGCTCACTATCAATCGTATCATGTACAATCGTGCCACCTTTCTCGTAGTCACGAATGGTAACTTCAGGCTCACGCCAGAACGTTACTTGGTCACCACATTTTTCAATAGTACCACTATATTCTGTAGTACTAATCTCGCCATAGACACTAGAGCAATAAAACAACTCCAGCAAGTCCATACTGAACATCGGTGATATAAGGTTACCACTATATTGAGGGTAACTAGATGCTACGGCAACGGCCATGATTTAGTCCTCATGCATTAAAATCAATTCGACCTTCTGCCTCAGCTTCTTTAAACAGTTTATCCCACTCATCGCGTACTTGCTTAGTAATTTTGCCTTTCACAAAATCATCACTGACCTTTTTACGGTCAGATAATTTAAGCATTGGCTTTCGACTCCCGTTTAAGTTTACAGGAGGAGCGCCACCGCCAAGATTAGGAGTAACCATTGCAGCTAAGGCATCCTTAGAGGGTTTAAAACCCCCAAAAATTTCAACTATGGTATCTAAATCCCGATCCACATGTGCCTGCGCTAACATGTCATAGACAGTCTTGCGCGAGTATGGAGCCTTTGTAGCAATATACTGTTTCCATTCATCACTTGCGACTATATCATCGAAGTGCTTAATTCTAGACTTTACGTGCGACATAAACTGTTCTTCACTGGTCGATGTTAGATCAGTTTGAACACGAGTATTTGCTTCACGTAACTCTTTCAATTCTTTTTTAATATCTGCCATAGCGGCAGAAGTTTCACCTTTTGCTATCTTACGGGCTATCTTGGTGATTACACCTTGAGATTCGCCATATGTTGCTAACTCTTCTTCCGTTAAATCATCAGGATCAGGAATCGCCGGTGGTGGCGGTAGGGCTTCACGTACCTCCTTTAATTCCTTCTCTAATCTTTCACGTTCTGCTTTCTCTCTTTTCAGAGTCGGTTCTAAACTATCAATAACACCCTGCAAAGACTTCCATCTTTGCTCGTTTTTCTGCGCTTCCGCTTTCCACTGCTGCTCTAACGTAAGCTCCGGTTTTGTCTCTACTGGAGCCGGTGTTGGTTCTGGTATTGGAGTTACTACAGGTGGTTTAGCCGCTGGACCATCCATATGTGGAATAACTACTTCTTTCGGTTGCACAACTTCAGCCGGTGGTGTTTCACCAGCTAGTTGTGCTCTTAAAATCTCTCGCTTTTGAACCATTGCTTGCGGTAAACCCGGCATGTCTATTCTCCACTAGGCTCTTTAGCTTTAAGAGCCTCTAGTAATGAATCAATTTCCAATGCCCTACCTTTAATTTCTAAAAAATTTTCAGGTAAAGCACGCCTAAACGCATCATTTAACTGTTGCTCTCTCTCACGTAGTATTTCTGCCAAAAGTTCAGCAAAATTAGATCGAGCAAAATGCTCTATCTTTCTTGCTTGGTTTGGCGTAATACGGTATTTCATCCGCAGGTTGCACAACCAGCAGACTTCTTACTATTACGCTGTTCATTATTACCGGGATTCTTACCTAAGAAAGAACCACCCGATTTAGCACCACCAACAGTACCACCAAAACCACCCTTCCAAATCTTGGAAGTATCACCACGCGCCTGTGGTGTCCACATAGAACTACCACTTGTTGAGGCATTTGGCATTAGACCCTTACCCATTTCATTTACTCCTCAGTTATGAGCTTTCGCCCGGTTAAGCTAATTACGCCAAATCTATTGACGTAGTAGTTACTAAATTTCTATAGCATCTATATCTAGCATCACCAGAACCAACACCACTTTGATCTGGACCAAAAACAGTTAACCCAATCCATTTTGCTCTATTTCGTAAAAAGTCTTCTGGAGTATCAGGATTATGTGTATATGGTAAACCTGACGCCGGTATAAGCGTATTTCCACCAGCGCTATAAGGATTAGTAACTATAGTAAGTCTTGACCCTAAAGATGCAATTTTCATTGCTACAGATGGTGGTGAATGATCTTTTATATTAACATTACTAAAAGCTAAATTCGCTGCAAATCCTGCTTGTCCCATAGGTTTTCCAAACATTGGTATTTCTGCTAATGTAATCTGACCACCACCAAATAATATAATACCAGCATGTCCAAATCCACTACCTGAAAAACCCGAAGTTGCATTACCTGTCTTCGGCATTTCCACATTCACGGCTAAAAACGACAATACTCCATTAGATTCTATAGCGATAGACGATGGAACATACGTAGTAGGACCATCAGATGCTTGAAACAAGCTTATTACAATTCGTGGAAACTGTATCTCTGCTGCTAAATATGGATTATTTAGTGTTCCAGATGATGCGCTATAGTCATTAATAGCTTTAATACATGGATCATCATACGGCTGAATAGTTACAAGTCTATTTCCAACTGATATTAATGTTGAATAATGTACTATACTATCAATGAATGTATGTCCTGTAACTATACTTGTATCTCTAGGTCCACCACTTATAGGAGCACTATCTGGTGAGTACGTATAAAATGTTTCCCCAAAACGTAACCATATAGTAGCTGTTGTACCTTCCGGTATTCGATTCATCGCATGTGCAATTGAATAGAATGGTGCATCATGTGAACCATCTCCAGTAACATCATTTCCTAGTGTTGTAGATACATACTGATTTCTAACATCAACTGGTGCTGTTATACCATAATATAAACCACCAGCATCATATTCATCTTTTTGACCAACAAGAGCAGGTGGTAAAACTGGACCTAAAGGATCATCTACAATAGAAGGTTCATCACGCATTTGTAATAAATTACTAGGATCGTTAGATATTTTTGCATATAACTTAATTGTATTTTCTACCATAACTGGTTTAATCGTTTCAGTTTCAACAAATTCCAGCATTCCATTAGCTACAGCAAAAGCACTTAATCCAAATGACCATAAGCCTAAACCGGATTCATGGTAAGCACACGTAGTAACACCCAATCCATCCGAAAGCTGGAATGTATACTTACCGGTCATATCAATGACCAACACATTATTCCTATTTGATAACTGTACATGCCGTCCATTTAAGACCATAGGACTAGCATAGTTTTTACCATCTCTTTCGGTAGTAACTGTACAAACAGTAATAGTACTGGCATCATTCAAAAATCCATACGCTTTTACAATTATAGCTGTCTCAGATACGTCAATAATATGAGACATTAAATTCTTACTACCGGCATGAAAAATCGCATTGGGGGGCTGGTTCTCAGTCCCCTGTGGATCAACCGGTGTATTGAAAATAGGTATGCCAGTACTAATTTTCATGTCTTATCCTTAAACAATTTCAGCTTTAACTAATAAATTCCAACTACCAATCGTAATTGCTGCCGCTGCATTAGTTGAAGGATTAATAAGTGTTGGAATAGTAACAGTAAGTGCTACTGTAATATTAACATTATTAAAGCTTACTGAAGCCGATGCAGGAGCAACAAAACTAACTCTGTCACCTACTGCATATCCTATATCTGCAACAGTACATCTAAGTTCTAACCATACCTGTTTCGGACGTACTCCAAGTCCATGAGGAATTACCGTTGTAGTAGTAACTGCATATACATATTCATCTGTATAATATGAGTTTTCCGGTGCTGCATTTTCACGCCCGGTTTGACCTACTTTTACTAATGCTGGCATTGTAAATTACTCCTCTCTACGGTTGTTGAACTACGACCCTGAAGGCATGTTGACTGGTGTCTGGCTCCCTGCCCCGCTAGGCGGCGCGGTTGGGGCTGTAGGCGACGGCAAGCCCCCCGGCGTGCTTGGGACAGCGGATCGAGCGTCGAGCTTAGGCGCGCTGCTGGAGCCTGTTAGCATGGCATTAGCCGATGAAGGACTACCACCCGCCATACCTTGTATTAACTGCGCTATCATCTGTGGATTACCACCTACAGAACCTAGACTTGTTAAAAGCGCACTTAGTTTATCTGGATTAGGTATAATCTCATCCACTGGTAAACCAGTAGTCTTAAGCACTTCACGTAGTAAAATCTGCATACCTTCTGCTGGTACAAGTGGTGCAACACCCGGTTGCGGTATAGCATACGGAGCAAGTGCTTGCAATAGCTCAAGAGTTTTAGCTTGTGCCAACTCACGTTGCAGAAGTCCAGTAGCGCCACGCGCAATAACTTGAACATCTGCTTTAATATCTGGATCATCATCAAATCGCATATTCATGTTATAATAGAACGTTATTACATCTTCTATAACATCACGATCCAAATTTAAAATACTATTCTTAATACCCTTAGCAGCATTAGCCATTAACATGCTAAGACCGCCCATTGTACGACCAGCACCCTGTGCTTGCATATTACCCATTATATACGGCGGAACACCACTTAAATCATCCGCTATTTGACTAAATTTATCCCATACTTGTAATAATTCCGGTACTACTGTGGGTATAACAAACCAACGATAAGCAGGATTACCCTTACCTGTTGGGTCTGTTTCCACATGATATAGTTTATATGGGAATACTTCATCTGGTATTTCTCCAGCAGTTAAACGATCTACATCAACTTCACCTACTGGACCAGACGAATAACTCATATTACGTACAATAGACCGCGCAGCAGAGTTAACTACTCTCTGCGTATCTCGTAATATGTCTGCTAAACCTTCGCCCCATAACGCGCCCGGTACTTTAACAAACGACGATGAGAATATAGGACGTGCTTGTAATGGATACGGATTAATAACCGCTTTAACAGTATAGTTATTAATTGTCCAAATCTCGCACTCATACTGTGCCTCCGGGTCTTTTACTAATATATTACGTTCTATAAGATACTTACCCGGTATTTTGCCATTATAAATAATTAAATCTAAAGTCTTTCGATCTAAAGTAGGCGTAAATGTGTCTTGAAGAAACTTTCTTTGATAATCCGGCCTTAGTTGTTCTTCAAAACCAGTATTAGCATATTTTTCTAATACCGTTCTAATAGTCTCATCATTAAATCCTTGTAGTCCAAGACACAAATGTAATTCATCCATCTGTATCTTACGACGTTCTATAAAGAACCGTCCATTCTGTGGAGTAGTACTCTCCATAGATGGATATGCATCAAATGGGCTTATTCTCCGAGATACATAAATTGTATCAACTTTTTCAACAACTTTCTTACCATTCCATTCTAGTCTTCTTTTATTCTCTATAACCGGCGCTCGCATAAAAGCCGCTGGAAACGTACAAAAATCTTGTATAAACTCTGCAAACGCTGGACGCCAATCACCTTCTAATAACTGATCTTCTATTTTTAATTCCATTCCATCACAAGCAGACTTAGCTTTTTCTCTAGCATATTTTAAAGCTGCGTCTTTAAGCTGTTTCGCTCTAGCACGTAAATCTTCTGGTACACCTGATTGCTGTAACTCTAATTCCAGAGCGTCTACAACTTGCTCTTTCATCCACGGCGGAAGTTCTGGAATTGGAGTAGGAGATAACGTCCAAGGTTTATCTATCGCACTAAGTAAAATGTCATTAATCCAACTCTCAGCAGCCCGACACTTAAGAGCAGTAAGACCAATATATACATCAATCGCACCAACAAGTCCTGCGTCTTCTGGATCATATACATACCGTCTTGCTCTTAATGCCCGTAAAAGCCGTTCTTCTACCCCCGATACCCGGCGATACATTTCTGCTTCAATAAAAGCACTTCTTACATAACGAGCTAAATCATCTTGTATCTCCTCTTGCATTACCGGCGCTACCGGTGTTGCCAATGGTGACACGCCTCCCGATGGCGGAGAGGATGGCATGTAACTCATACCAGCAGTTGATAAGCTCATTGGTTATTACATCCACCTATATAATAAAAAATAGCATTACCATCCCAAAAAAACCTAAATATTGAATTCTTTCCTGCAACTAAAGTAGCTCCCGGTGATCCATGAACACTTGCTGGAAACGTAGGAATACCCGCAACACCTGCATAAACATTAAGAGTAAGTATACCGGGATATAACGGAGGACTAAATGTAAAAGTAAGCGCAGCACTATTATTTGGAGCAATAGCCTGAATAGAACCATTATTCCAAGCAATATTACTTGTTGTGGTAGTTATACCATTATCATAAAACTGGTAATATAAATTAGCAAGTAAAACATCAGTAAACGTTTTCCGTCCAGAAGGCAATACTTGATTACCGGGAATAATTACACCACCAAAAGTTGCACTTGCTGGCTGTAAATTAAGAACTGTTCCTGATATCGAAGCCGCATTAGCATTCGGAGTAACACCAATAGCACTAAGTGCATTAATTCCTGCACCACCGGGAAAATTTGCTGCGGTAATATTACCACTAAAAGCAGCACTACCAGCAATTTGTAGTCTATTTACGCCATCATCTACATTAGTACCTATACAAATTCGTCCAGTAGATACAGTATTTAAAACACCTGTATTACCAAAACCGTAAATAATATTTTGTATATTAAGTTGACCATTCGCTGTCGCACTAGGAAGATTAATATTGTAACCAATACATATATTTTGGGCACCAGTAGTTACATTAACTGCACTTAAAGAACCTAATATAGTATTACTAGCCCCACTTGAAAGCGCTACACCAGCTTGATAACCAATTAAAGTGTTACTATTAGCAGTAGTTAAGCTATTACCACTAGCAGCACCTATACAAGTATTTCTATTTCCAGTAAGAGTAAAATTACCAGCAGACAATCCTAAAAACGTATTTGGTTGTACACCACCACCAAACGTATGTAAAAGACTATTTCCACCTTGATTAATAACACCAGTAATACCATCAGAAGTAGTTTGAATTAGTTCTATTGATTTTTGTATATAAACTGAATCATTAAATGTTTTACTTCCAGCAAACGTCTGTGCTATTGCCGTCATTACACCGGGAAAAGACTGGTTCGCTGGTTGTAAAGTTAAAACTCCTGCTGCTATAGTACCAGCAAACGCATTCGGTGCAGCCCCTACAGCAGCGAGACTCGCAATACCAGTAGCGCCAGTAGCACCGGTGGCACCTGTAGGACCAGTAGTACCTGTAGCACCAGTAGGTCCAGCACCAGTAGCCCCGGTAGGCCCAGTAGGCCCAATAGAACCAGTTGTACCTGTAGCACCTGTTGCCCCCTGTAAACCTATTCCTGTAGCTCCTGTAGCTCCTGTTGGACCTTGTACGCCTATTCCGGTAGCGCCTGTAGGCCCGGTAGCACCTATTCCCGTTGCGCCTGTAGCTCCTGTTGGACCCGGTAAGCCTATGCCTGTAGCGCCTGTTGGACCCGTTGGTCCTGCGCCGGTAGCTCCCGTTGCGCCCGTTGCTCCGGTCGCACCTACACCAACAGCAGGGAGCGCAGAACTACTACCCATTACGGTTGTAACACCACATAATCAATGCCTATTAATGTGTGTCCACTAGGTGGGACTGTACTAGGCGCACCTACTGTAACCCAAGACTCTTCTACTCCTCCTGCTACATACCAGCCACGATTTTTGTATTTATAGACTGTTGCACCAGAAGTACCCGGATTAGTGGCTTCAGTACTAAATAATGAAACTCCTCCAACACCAATAAGTAAGTAACCATCATCTTTACTAGCAGTCATCTCACTACTAAAAAGCTGCGCCATAGTAGTACTTGCGCCTGCATTCTGTAAGTAGCCATCACGCGCTGTCACGACAAATTCACCGGTCCATTATTCCAAGGCATAACAACTTGTCCGATTTGTATAAATTGATTAATTGGTGTACCGGTTGCAGGATATACATCACCAGTAGCTATACCACTAGAACCAACCCACATATCTTGGAACGTACCCAGTCTACCTCTACCCCCCACAGACATTCCACATGCAGCCATTGGAAATAAATCCCATGCCCCACTTATTTCACTTGGTATTGCAAGAGCTGACGCAGATTCCCATGATGCATTTACTGTTGTTGAAACACCATTATGGTTTGATGTTCCAGCATTAATTAATGCAAGTCCAGCACTTGGAGTAAACCCTATAACTCCTCCATTAGCATACCCCGGCGTTCCTGCTGTTGGATTTGCTAATTTATCAATAAATCCAGCCATTACAAGATTACCACCAGCAAAAATTATAATACGTGTACACTGTCCATCCGTTGTTTCTTCAATTGTCCATCGCATTGCCAAATCAGTAGAAAAATTTGGTGTATTACTTGCTATAACTGCTACTGCATCCGTCGCAGTTGGATCATTTGAAGTAGTTCCACCAGTAAATCCAGCATTAGAAATTGCATATCTAAAGTTTTGTTGATTACCACCACTAACAGGAGATAATGAAATTAAAATCTGAGTTGTAGATAAAATTGCCGGTTGTCCTAAAACTATCCATGAATGCGCGCCGCCCGCTTGATTCCATACTAGGTTAGAATCAGTAACCCAACGATCAACACCATCACCCGGCACACCAGCAGTTACACTATTACAACTATATTTCACATTCCAAGGAAATAAACCAATAGCAAGCATCTGATTTTTAATTGTTCGCCATAATAGACGCATATCAGCAAGATTAGCTCCTTGCGCTGCTATAAGATTGTTGCAATTAAATTGCCAACTCTTAGAGTAAACTGGAAGCGCAAAAGGAGTTATAATCGCCTTTTCTTGTGGAAGAATTAGCTTTTTATCTGGTACAATAATCTTACGGGTAACCATTACGGCTGTATCTCCAACCACGATCCACGGTTAGTTACTTGATCACCAGCCGTAGTAATCCAACAACGTGTAGTGAATATGCCCGCGACCGCCCCCGGTCTAAATGCTGTAGATACATCTACAGTCACTAGCGTAGCATTTAAACCAGCAGTTGTAGGCGTACTAGCTATAATCACTGGTGATCCTGCCCCGGTTTCACGTAATAAATCTCCACCTACTAAGTTTGCCCCGTTTGTTGTCTCTAATAACATGCAAAGCTTAACTATAGATGCTGCACCTAATCCCCAACTAGCATCATTCGGATCAAAATATTTAGACCCTAACGCAAGTTTAGTTGTAGCATCATACTTTGAAGACTGTGTTGAATCACTAAAGGTAAAAGGATATTTTCTCGGAACTGGCGCGGCTGATACAGTCAAGCCACGCATGTTAAAAAAGTAACCGCTATTCGGATAATCAGCCCATATAAGCGGTTTAGATACTTGACCTACTGCTATAGGTTCTGTAAGTGTAAGCGCTCCCGGTGTTATTGGACTTAAAAAGTAAACAGAATTAGGCGTTAAGCCTGTAAAGACAAGTAAAGTAGGATCAATGTAACCACCATAACAAATAGTAAACGTATTAGCATCTATTACGGCTACTACTATTCCTACTACTTCAGCGTTTACTGCATTATTAGCTTGTGCTTTTGTGTAAGTACCAGCACCACTTAATCTAACAACATTACCTACCAGTAATCCATGTGCTGTCTGTATTATATTCTCTACAAAATCAGTACCACTACCCCCGCTACCACCCCCTCCACCTGTAGTTCCTTTAACTGTTCCTGTTATAAGTGATACACCAGAACCCAAATTTTGTAGCGCATTTACAATAAAAGCAACACTATTACCATCATTAAGTCCATTAAAACGTAATGTACCCTGTCCATTAGGGTATACTTCTCCCTCAAATAAAAGATTTAAAGACATTATCTTTGCTTAACATTCACATACACACCGCAAAGACCAGCAGTAATTGTCTTATCAAATACGTAAAATGTACCACCTTGAAGATATAAAGATGGAACAGTGGCAGTCAGTTTAATAGCAACACCCGCAGCATCTGTAAGCACTTTATT